GAAAAAGTTTTGGAAACTGTGGGCGTTGAGCCTAGGCGAGACAGTGGGAGACACAGATTCCGAAGCTAATGCCGTGGCTGTTATACGGACAACGCTAGTTACTATTAATTTAATTTGTTGCTTTTGTATAATGGCTAATATCTTACTGCATTAGGAGGGCATATGATTCAAGGCGTTGAGTTCATCCTCCAAGAACTTATGTAATGCCTCTAGTTTTGGTTTCGTAAGTTGTACAATGTTTCTTATAATTAACAATTCATCTCCTTTAAATACTTGGTTTAAATCACTAGCGGGGATGCCGCTCATTTCTGTAACAACAATCCCCTCACAGTTTATCAAGACTTTAAAACCTATGATGTTGGCTTCCTTGCCTTTATTAAACGATTTCACATGCACCACCTACACAAGCTAACTCCTGTGAGCCTGTAGTGTTATCCTCCATTTCATACTGTTCTAGGTCACTCCAATCAACATCCTTGGGCATAGCCGCTACTAACTCTTTGTACTTCTCAGCAGTGATATCTTCATAGGGTGCTTGCTGATACACATGATCGCTAACAGGTAGTAAGCTAATGCCGCTACAGATATCAAAGTTATCCCATATCCACTGCGCTACTTGCAGGAACTCATCGTCAGTGTAGTACACCGTGATGCTTGGCTTATGCTCACACCAACTGTTCTGATATGTTTTCCACAAAGCCAACTGTTGCATTGCTCCAACTTGTTTAACTGTTGTGCTAGTCTTAGGAGACTTAACAGGGAAACTATACACTAGAGATGCAGGACTCATTGTGTCTTGCTCTACGGGGAATCCTGCGGTTGACATGAACTGAGCCAACGGGTCTTTTGCGTCCGAACGAACCCTTCTAATGTAGTGCTTTGAGAAACGAGGATGTATGCCAGAAGCACTATCAACAAGCTGAGACACAGTGCCGCTTGGCTTAACGCATGTAATAGCCACAGACTGATTGATACCAATCTTCTCAGCCCACTTCTTATTTGTTTTAATAGCAACAAGTTTTAACTCCTCTAGCCACTGTGCTGTTTTATCTGACGACACTCCAATAACAGGGTGATCCATTATACCTGTCAAGCTTAAACCTAACAGTGCTTCTTCTTCGGTGTTGCGCTTCCAAACATTCCGCAAGTATCTAAAGTCTGTGAGCGTAGCTTGAAGGGTGCCAATGATAGCGGCAGTCTCAACCTTTTTCTTGAGTATTGCTAGAGTATCGTCTGCACGTACAACCACTTCGCTAAGGTTGCAAAACTGATTAGAGCGCAAGATAATTTCAGAACAGGGGTTGGTTCCGAACTCATGCTCAGTATCTCTACGTCCATTTCGACCTGCAATTTTCTGTGCCGCAACACGACTGAAGATTCCTCGTTCTCCTGCCTTGCTCTCGTACATGGTCTGCATCTCTGATAGGAACGATTCAAAGTCAGGCTTCTCAGTGTACGCTACGCTGTTATTGGCTAAGCGTCTATGACCCTCGTTCCTCCACCAATCTCCCGACTTAGCTTTCGACATACGCTGATCAGATAAATTAGATAAACTTATTAATGCTGAACGCCTAACACCACCAACAACTACGATGTCAGCTATCTTACAACAGATGTCATGGCACTCAATGCTTGTCAGCTTACGCCCCGAAGACTTCTGGAAAATCTCTACGCAGAAATTAAACAAATCAACCAACGGCTCTGGCCCTGATGCACGACCACCAAAGGTTTTAAGCCTCTCTCCTGAGCCTCGCACCCTGCTCACATCCCACTGCGGTATCTTACCTGCGTACAGCATAGCAATCAACTCACGGAACGCTGAAGCCCAACCAATCTTGCTGTCAGACACTACTATAAGACTGTCAGTTTGATGAAAGCTCTCAGCAATCTCTGGTAGTTTGTTAATGAAGTTGCGCTCAACGCTGAACCCTACACCTGTACCGCACATAAGAACATACATCAACTCATCAAAGGATCGCGGTGAATCTATATGCAGGTAGCTACAGTTAAACCCCGCTACGTTATCTTTATCTAGTGCCTTACCTGCTGTCATCATGCAACGCATAGAGGGCATGACTTCAAGGTTGTGTATTGCATCGTACAGTTTCTGTCCTTCCTTAACTGTGATCTGCTCACGATCCCTCCAGAATGAAACATAACGAAAGACTGTTTCGCTCCATGTTTCTCTACGGCTATGCTCTGGAATCCATCGTGCGTAGCGGCTCTTGTGTATAAACTGTTGATACTGATCCATTAATTGTTCTCCTTGGTTACTTTGTCTGTTAATAATGCGAGATACCACATAGCTTTTTGTAAGTCTTCTACCTGCTTGCCTTTGTAATCATAGCGCCAAAGGTATTTCATACAGTTACCCTTGAGATAACCCTTGAAAGCTACCGAAGACATAGACTCTTCAATGGCTTCAATGCATTCTATATTACCAGTGTTGTAATGCTTTGGCTTATTGACTACATCTTCAAGCGTAGGCTTCCTAGTTGCAAGATCCTTTAAAGCAGTTCGTATAGCTTCTTCGTGTCCATATTCATGTGCTTCTTTCATAGCCATATCAATGTAAGGCTGATTGTCTATTGTGCTTTTATCAATAGCAGGATGTTCTTTACGTACTCTATCCCAATCTGATGGTGTTGCGTCATTTAATCGGTTCATGTGCGATCTCTTCATTTAAATTAAGTTTAGGTTCTTTGCGCTTAGTATCTTTTAATTTAGAAGCAGAGTTAATCTTCTTAAACTTCTTCTTCCTTAAAAACCTATCGCGCCTTTCGTCTTTACGGCTAATGTCAGTCAAAACTCTCCCTCTTCTTTGGGTTAATCCAACTATCAGGGATGCTCTCTTCGCTGAACCATCTGAAGTTGTTAGCACTTGCCCATTCACCGTGGCTTCTTTTAGTGCCGTCCTTTCTACGTTTAGCCTGTGGCATTGGCGCACTTGGGTTGGCAAAAAGAAACACTAGCTCAGTGTCTTCCGGTAATGCTTTGCTTATCCAGATATACTTACTGAACTCAGCGTAGTCCCAGAACCTTCCTTTAGACTCAAGTAGAATTTTCTTACCTTCAATATATTTGATAAAGTCTGGGTAGTAGTGATGGTTAATTGTGTACGGAACCTTTTCTGTGTGGAAGCTCCAGACATCTAGGATTCCTGTATGTAACTGATACTCCCAGTTAGAATCATACCCTTGCACAAGATCCTTTCCCACTGGGCGAACGGCTCTAGGTTTGCGGAAACCCTTCTTAATTTTTTTCAATGGATGGTTGCCTCTCTGCGTTCTAGCTCTGCCTCTATTAACATCTGTAGGTCGTGAAGAAAATCTTCTTCTATATCTATAATAGAATTAGTAAAGCCACCCGCATTGTACAAGTAACTTCCTGTAGCAATGATCATCTCTTCAATACTCAATTGATCTCTCCAAGAGTAATACTTTCTATTTCACGTTTAGGGTTAGCTTTAAGCACTCGCAGTATCTTGTTGCCTATCCACTTAGGATGATAGGCGTTGCGGTGCATGGTACGGTGAGCCATAAAGTGTGTCTGCTCAGGCATATAGTTTGTATAGTTTTTAGTGTTTATCTTCTGGCCTTCTTCTTCAGTGACTAAAGTCTTAAACCACTCTACAAATATAGTACTTGAGTGCGCTCGTATTCGCTTAGCTTTCCTTCCGTTCATAGTAGTTCCTCTACTTTAGGTTCGACTACAACCTCTGTTAAGTATGTTCGTCCATTGGAGTATTTAAAGGTTCGTAGACCTTTACCATCATTAGAATCTGCATAACATTTAAACTTATACTTACACCAGTTACACCCCTTCGGTAGTTTCATGTTTCCTTTCTTACCGTCAGGGATGGGAGTATAACACAATGCAGGTGGCGTGTCAAGCTCTAGTGCAGGTAAAAGAATACCAATAGATGATCGGATGTTAGGCTTGTCAAGATCATCAGGGACATACATGCACAACTCACCGCTCTCTTTGTTCAACACCAAGAAGCCACCGTTCTCTGTACCCTCTGCCGCCTCATACCCTGCAAGCTGACCCAAGTAACCGAACGGATCATCCTGAGCTAAGCGTCCTTCCTTGAACTTGTTGAACGCAAAGCGAGAGGCTGTCTTAACATCGACTACTTCACCGTTGATCTTGCAATCCATGTGGCCTACGATGCCGTCAACTGTAACTTCTTTCTGCTCGTCTGTTACTTCGTGACCTGCCATGCGTACTAGCATCAACACAATCTCTTCAAGCAAGTGGCCGTATAGAAACTTAATCTGTGTTGGCCCATCAATACCGCCACGCCCTTGAGGGTCACGCTTCTCATACCACAACTGGCGTGAGGGCTTGCCTACGTTAGACATGCGTACAGTGAAGTTAGTATCTCGTTTGCGAGGAGTTGCCCAAGAACGTAGAGCCTCTGTCATACCTTGTACGGCTCTGTCTATGTCGGCATCAGTCAGGGGTAAAGGCTCACCCTCTGATAGTTTTTCTAAGTGACTATAGATGTCAGGTACTAAAGTATTAAGGTTCATTAGTTGCTTCCTTTTAAATAAGTTATAGCTCTATCAAGCATGTCAGGGCTATCATCAAAGCCCCCTAAAGCCCTGTTACATTTGTGGCAGAGCCATCCTCTAAACGATTCTGTCTCGTGGCAGTGGTCTAGAACCCAAGAGCCGTTCTTAGTGTTGCCTTTACCTTTAACATCCTCTTCTGATCCGCGACAGATAGGGCAGAAGTATCCAGACTGCGGCATACCATGTCTATCTTTTAAGAGGTTGCGAACTTTACCTAGTTCATTATTACACTGCTTACATTCTGGTCTAAGGTAGTTAGCGCCTGAATGAGAACTGAACCGCGCAAGGGGGAGAAGAAGCTTACACTTGCTACACTCCTTCTCACCTGCACCCAGATCTGAATGATCGTCCTCAAACATTACAAGCTGATCAGTGTGTTTCACTCCAGTTCTCCCCGACTTTATAGTCTCCGTCCAGTGGACAGTTAAGATTAAACATGCACCCTGCTTCTCTAATAGCTTGGACACCTAGCTTACCTACCTCTACTGCATCATCAAGGTGACACTCTATCTGCCATTCGTCATGTACGTTGGCTACAAACTTAGCATCGTATCCATGATTAGTTATCTTCTGGTCTAAGATGATTAGTGCTTTCTTCATCACGATTGCTCCTGCTCCTTGCAACAAGGTATTCAAAGCGGCATGTTCTGAGCGAACAGTCAAGCGTCTACCATCTAGTCCTTTAACGAATCCGCTTTTAGCTTCTCTCTGTACTCTGTCCGTAAGAGTTTTAAATGATGGTAGGTTATCAAAGAACCGTTGTCTAAGTCCTTTACCACTTGCTCTACCTCTGTTAGCCACAGACCCAAGCTTTGCATCTCCGGCTCCGTACAGGAGGGCATAGATGAAAGTTTTTGCCTGATTTCTTGACTCAAGTCCTGCAAGCTTTTGATTAGTGGTGTGTATGTCTCCATTAAGGATTTCATTTGTATAGCCCTCGTCATTTAAATAATGTGCTAACATTCTAAGCTCAAGCCCAGAAGCGTCAATCCCAACCAGACGATAGTCTTCTGGAACTGTCCAACAAGATCGGCAATCTTCGCCATACGGTGACGAACTACTAGGAATTTGAGCCATGTTAGGATGTGAATGAGTCATGCG